TAACAGCAAGTCGTACATGTCACCACCCTTCCGTTCATGAAGTAGGTGTGCGTCGTGCATTGCGCGTAAGCGACGGTTGCGATGGCAGCTAGTCCGAGTCCGATCAAAAACTTTTTCATGATTGCTCCTTAGAAGGGAATGTCGTCATCCATGTCACCAACCCCACCATTGCTGGAAGGTTTGGATGGCTTGACGGGTTCATCGTCGTAGTCAGGACGCCCAAGGGCGCGGTACTCTGGGGAGAGTTCGATCTTGGCCTTCAGGCCCTTGCCAAAGGTCTCGTACAGTTCCCAATCAGGTTCAGCAAGCCGGAACAACTGAAGCTCATTGAAGCCCTCAGGAAGGCCGTGCTGGCGAATCATGGAGGGGACTGGGGATACGGTCTCGACGTTGGCGTATGTCTTGCCGTTTTTGCCCGGGCGGTGGATGACACTGAGCATGCACCAGACACCGAGGACGGTCTTCAGGTCAAACCGGTTGGCTTCCTGATCTGTCCACGGCTTGCCGCGCCATGACTGCAGATCCTTGCGTAAGGTGGCCTTATCGCCCCAGCTAAGGGTGTAGTTCTTGAAGATTGCCATCGGCTCCCCGCGCTCTGTAGTCAGGGGGGTGCCATCTTCTGCCTCGCCATGAATCTCCCAGCCGATCATGATCTTGCGTAGGAACTTGGTCTCGCCCATGTACTCAGACTGTTGGGTGCCAAGGTCGATGATTCGATAGCAGCGGGCCAAGTGACTACCCGGGGGGACAAGGATAAATTCTTTGGACTTGTTTTCGACAAAAAAGCTCATTGCGGTTCCTTCAAAAATTCTCTGACAGCGTCAGCAAAGGTGGGTGAATGGGGGTCAGGTAAACCTGCACGTTGCAGTTCGGTGATGAGCTTCCAGCGTTTGTACTCCGCCTGAGCGATCGGATCGTTGATCCACTCCTCAAACGACTGTTGCTCTGTGTGGTCGTAGTTCATGGCCAGATACTCAGAAAAACAGCGACCATAGCCAGCATCACGATGTAGGCCAGCACAAATCCGATGCGAATCGTGGACTTGTTCTTGCCTAGCAGCAGTGACTGCAGTTCTTCTGCGTCTCGGGAAATTTCGTACTTGCGTACCGGCGGGACGTAGTGCAGTCCGATCTGGACTTTGCCGGTGTTCCAAGGAAGCTTGTCTTCGGGTCTCATTGTCATCTCCTTAACCGCCGTGTTGGCGTAAACACAGTAGACACGAATTTCAACTTGATGTCAAACACAACTTCAAGATAAGATTGCAATCGTCATCAACACAACACAGGAACATCATGACCTTGATCGAATACTTTGAGGCCGAGCCGATCGGAGCGAAGAAGGAAATGGCCGAGTACCTTGGCATCACGCAGGCGTGGATGGCGATGCTCATTCACGAGCGATGCAAGTGCTCTGCAGCCTTGGCAAAGAAGATTGAGCTTGCCACGCAGGGGCTGGTGACTCGCGCTGATATGCGCCCTGACCTTTTCGAGTAGAGGGACCCATGAGCATAAAACTGATGTCCGATGTCTTTACGTTGCGTCACATCACCTGCTGCGAGAAGTTGTTGATGCTGGCGCTTGCCGATGCCGCCAATGATGAGGGAGTTTGCTGGCCGAGCATAGGGCGGTTGGCTGGGATCGTGATGGTTGACGAGAGAAGCATCAGTCGCATGTTGAACCGGTTGGAACTCAAGGGAATGGTCACTCGCTCGATTCGCCCCGGGCACTCTACCGTCTATACCGTGAGACCCCTGACCGCAAGGTCATCCCACCCCCGACCGGAGGGTCATCCCACCCCTGACTCCAAGGTCACCCCACCCCTGACCGCAGGGTCATCCAGAACCACCAAGGAATCAGAAGAGATCCATGAGGGAACCGTAAACAAGCCTGACGGCATAGATGATCAGCTATGGGCTGACTTCTTGCTGCACAGATCCAAGCACAAGGCACCGTTCACAGAAACAGCCATGAAGGGATTTGTGCGTGAGGCGAACAAAGGCGGGTTTACGTTGGATGAAGCGATGCGTATCAGCATCGAGCGAGGCTGGAGAGGCTTTAACGCGAAGTGGTTGGAAGAAAAGAAGTCCAAGGACGAGGAAAAGGCTGAACACTACTTGCGGCTGACTGGCCGCGCCAACAAAGTCGAGGTGATCGATGTCTGACATTACAACCGCTGCAATCGAGCGTCTGTTCCAAAAATTCTCCCTAATTTGGGGTGCCCAGAAGGTAGGGGCTATGGTAAGGCCTGAGGATGTGGATATGGCCTTGGATCTGTGGGCATCGAGCCTGTCGCGGTACAGCACTGCTACCCTAAAGGCTGTCATCGATACGCTGCCGTCTCTGGGTCGAGACTGGCCCCCGTCTCTGGCGGAGTTCATCGATCTGTGCAGGCAGTTCAACCGGCCAGAGGCTCAGGTAGCTCTTCCGGCTCCGAGGGCTGAAGCGACACCAGAGCAGCTAGAGGCGATCCGTAAGGTGGCCGGGGACGCACCGATCTTCAACGGAGACCCCTTTCACTGGGCGAAGTACCCTGCCTCAGGTAAGGCAGTCGAGATGATGGCGCAGGCGGCTCAGAGGGGCGACAGGCGGCTGCAGGATATCCTTGATAAGCATCTGGCCGATCCGAATGCGGTAGCTACAAGGGGAAGGAATGGGCAAGAAGCGACCCGAGCACTCAAGTCCTACGCAGAGGCCAAACTGGCATCAGCCGATCAAGCCGAGTATTCCTGAGTCCGAGATCGAGTGGCTCAAGCGATGCGATGCGATCGATTGGTTGCGTAGATACAACAGAATCGCAAAGCGAGATGGCTACGAAAGGGCACGAGTATGGTGGATGAACCGCTGCATAGACATCGAGCGGGCCAGAGGGGCCGAGGGGTTGAAAGACCTGAAGGAGAGGATGAATCGTGAGCGCGTGGACAATCCGGCTGGACTTCCCCAGCCCAAACCTGTTCCCGAACAGGACGAAGGGAAAGCACTGGGGGGCGCTTCACGCGGCAAAGACGCAGGCCAAGGAACTAGCGTACTTCCTGACCAAGCAGCAGACGCAGGGGTGGGTCCCGACGAGCGAGGATCTCAAGCTAACGGTGACCTTTTTGATGCCGGATAAGAGGAAAAGAGATGCCGACAACTGTCTTGCAGCAGCCAAGTCAACGCTCGACGGGATGGCGTTGGCGTTAGGCGTAGATGACTTTCAGTTCCAGCCGGTACAGGTGTATCGACGGTTTGGGGTAAAGCCCGGTTCAATGATTGTGGAGATAGACGATGGACATCAACCCGAATGAAGCAATCGATTACATGATCGCCAACAGCAAGAAATACGCGCAGGCCAAGGCGAACAGGATCTACGTCGAGGAGTACCGAAAGACCATGAAGGCAGAGCTTTGCAAGCAGGCTCTGGCATCAGGAATCGAGGCGGTTAACGCGCAGGAACGAGAAGCCTACTCAGCCCCTGCCTACAAAAGCCATTTAGAGGCCATTAGACAGGCCGTAGAGGAGGAAGAACGCCTCAGGTGGATGATGGTAGCCGCCCAAGCCAGAATCGACGTATGGCGCTCTATGGAGGCTTCTAATAGGGCCTTGGAAAAGGCTGCGCTATGAACGTCAAGGACTGGAAGAACGCCGTGGCTGATCTGGGGTGCGGGATGTGCAGGAAGATGGGCCAGCCCGGGACGCCTGCCCAGCTACACCATCCTCGTGCCGGTGTTGGAATGGCGCAACGTCAGAGCGACTGGCTGGTGATCCCCCTGTGCGAGTACCACCACACAGGCTCAAAGGGCTGGCATGGCACGAGGGACGACTTCAAACGGCACTCGATTGACGAGCTAGACATCCTTGCTGAGACGATGGAGCTAGTAATTAAAAAATAGTTGTTGACGACACTTTAATTTTTTGTTGTAATGCTTATACGGCACTTGCGCCGGTTACTTGAGGAGATCGAAATGGACACCAACAACATTCCCCTGACCCAAGTCGATGAGCTTGGCCTTTTGCTGGCTCAGATCGCTGATCTGACCAAGCGGGCTGACGCGATCAAAGACGCGATCAAGGACGCTGCCACCGTTGAGGGCGGTGCCAAGGTTGTCGATGGCAACCTGTTCCGCGCTACGGTGGTCGAGGCCAACCGCAAGGTCACAGACTGGAAGGCGATCGCCAAGGTCTGCAACATCCCCGAGGACATCATCATCGAGCACACTTCGGTGACCGCCGTGTTCTCCGTCAAAACCACCAGCCGTTGATCAACACGCCCCTTAGGGGCATTAAAGCGAAGGAAAGCGAAATGAAATTCCGAGAACATGATCTTGCCGTAATCACCCATGA